AATATAAAGAAGAACTCCTTTAAGCATTAAATAAAAATTCTTATTTAATTGAATTTTAATAACAGAACCATCTCTTAATTCTTTAACTTTTACAGGCATAACATTTAAATTTTAACAAATATATGAAAGAAAAATTAAACATAGAAGAAATTAAACAAAAATTGTTTGATAAACTGGAACCATCTGGTTGGAGTCATAAACTTAAACCTTTTTTGTTTAGTGGAGATTTTGACAATATTCTTATAGAGTTAATAAGATTATCAGAAGAAGGCAAAAACTTTACACCAACAATTAAAGATATTTTTAAAGCATTTGAAGAATGTCCTTATGATCAACTTAAAGTTGTAATAGTTGGTCAAGAACCATATTTAAATGTAGGATCTTCAGATGGAATTGCATTTAGTTGCAGCAATAATCCTAGACTAGAAACAAGTTTAAAATTTATGCTTGATGAAGTAAATAGAACTATTTATGGTGGAAATAATTTATCTATAGATCCAGATCTTAAAAGATGGAGTAACCAAGGAATATTATTACTTAATTCTACATTAACTTCAGAAATAGGTAAATCAGGACAACATTATGAATTATGGGGACCCTTTATGGCATATTTATTTGACTTATTAAATCATAATGAAAATAAATTAATATATCTTTACATAGGAAAACAAGCTCAAGAATGGGCTGATTCTATAGATGATAATAACCATAAATTTTTAGTAACTCACCCTATTAATCCTACTAGTTTAATTAATAAAAAATGGGATACTGATAATGTATTTTTAAAAATACAATATTTAGTTATGGAAAATTATGAATATATAATAAACTGGTAGTATGATAGAAATTTATCAAAGATTTATTAAAGAAGACATAACACCTAATTCTTATTATGTTTTAGATTGTATAAAAAATAAAATTAGTATACATAAATTTATAAATAGTAATTTAGAATGCTCAAAATTAATTTCAAATAACTGGTTAACAGAAGATTTGCAATTAACAGATAAAAGCATTATCTTTACTACAGAAATTGATGGCTTTTTTAAGAAAGCTAAAAAGAAAATAACTAAAGATTTACTGGGAAACAACTTTGCAGAGAATATACAGAAATATGTTGAAATATTTCCTAATAGAAAACTGTCTAGTGGAAAGTATGCAAGAGTAAATCCTAAAAACTTAGAAAATTCTTTTAGATGGTTCTTTGAGAACTATGAATATGATTGGGATATGATTTTTAGAGCAACAAAAAAATATATATATGATTACAGCTTAAAGAATTATGAATACATGAGAACATCTCAGTATTTCATAAGAAAGCAAAATACTGATAAAACATATGATTCTGAGTTAGCTGATTACTGTAATATGATTGATAATGTGTTAGATGATGAAGTAGTATTTATTAAAGAGAGGAGATTATGAATTGGAAATCAAGAGGGGTTTTACTACTCATTGCAGTTTTTAGTAGTGCATTTGCATATGTGGTTATCCACAATTTTATATTCCCAATATCAATTTGGGAATACTTAGTAATTGAAGGTTTAATAACTATCCTTCATTTCCTGTATAATATTTCAAAAGAAAAAACAATAGATCTTTTTGAAAAATAATTCTTATGGAAAATTTGTATAATGGAGCTCGGGCCTATCAGCCTATTAGTGAAAGAGACTCCTTAAGAAAAGCTATTCTAAAAATCAAAGCCAGGAGGCAGGGAGATTTAAAGTCCTTGAAAACTTCTTGGGTTAGATTTAATGATGCATTTTGTGATGGTCTTGAATGGAAGACTATTACTGTAGTTGGAGCTAGACCAGGAGTTGGTAAAACTTTATTTATGGAGCAATTGGTTAATGATGTTATATCAGAAAATACAGACCAAACCTTCAGAGTATTAAAGTTTCAATTTGAAATGGTTGATGAAACCAATGGTATTAGAAAACTATCTATGAATACAGGTTCTGATTACAATACTCTAATGAGTAAAGGAAAACTAGTTGACAAAGCTGTTTTTCAAAAGTGTATAGAAGTTTATGAGAAAACAGAACATACAGATGTGATTGATGTAATATATGATCCCTGTACTGTAGATGAAATGTGTGCAACTATACATGCTTATATGGAACAACACAAAGTTCAAAAGGGTGTTGACCAAAATGATTTCCCAATATATGAATACATAAATACTTTAGTTACTATAGATCACTCATCTTTATTTAGAGTTGCAAAACAAGAAAAAGATAAGTTTGAAATGCTCTATTCATTAGGAGAAGCTCTTACAAAGATGAAAAAGAAATATCCTATAGCCTTTATAGTTCTTAGTCAGCTCAATAGAAATATTGATCATCCTGACAGATCTAAAGATGGCCAGTATGGTAACTATGTTTTAGATTCTGATTTATTTGGTGCTGATGCCTTACTTCAACATGCAGATGTTGTAATAGGTATTAACAAACCATTTTCAAGAAAAATAAGATTTTATGGTCCTGAAAGATATATAGTAAATGATGAAGAGCTTTTAGCTTTTCACTTTCTTAAATCTAGAAATGGCCTAACAGGTTTATTCTTTTGTAAACTTGATAGATCTACCATAAGAATAGTGGAGATTGATTTTCCACCACAAAGTATGAACAACTAATACAAATATATGAACAGAAAAGAAAAAGAAAATGAATTCTATGCTTTCCATATGGAAAGATTTAAGCAACTGCAACTAGCAGATCCAACATTTGCATTAAAAACTGCTTTCTTTTCAAAGGGTAAATTTGGTAAACAAATCCAACTATTTGAAGGAGAACTAAATAAAGGTAATGATATCTTTATTGAATTGATTGACATCATTAGAGATAATGATAATAAAGAAATAGATATGATTCCTGCTAATGCAGATAGACAACTATTTAAATATACATATAATCCTTACTTTGCTGAAGAGTATGAAACTAAAGAAGGTTTAGGTAAATCAGGAACAGGTTATGTTGCTTATGTAATCCCAACATCTGAATTAGTTGCTATTCTAGCTAATGGTTCTCAAATTACCTATAATTTATGGGAAAAGAGAAAACTTGATGCTGAAGTTACAGCAGATTCATTACCTAAATTACAGTCATCACCAACTATTTTTCCTGATTTTGTTGAAGCTTATGCTGCTACACCAACAAATTTAAAATTAGATGAGAAACCTTCAGAATTAGCTTCAGAAGTTCTTCTAAAGATTTCTGAACTTTTCAAAGAATTAGCAACTGCATTATCTAAACCTAATTAGTATGAGTATAATACTGCCAACTAAAAAAGTAAAAGTAGAAAGAAATAATCCTAAAAGATTAATAATCTACTCAAAGCCTAAAACAGGTAAAACAACTGCATTTGCTGGACTAGATGATAATCTAATTTTAGATTTGGAAAATGGTTCTGAATATGTAGAAGCTCTTAAAATCAAAATAAATTCTTTACAGGATTTGTTAGATGCGGGTAAAGCTATTAAAGAAGCAGGATGTCCTTATAAGTATGTTACTGTAGATACAGTAACTGCATTAGAAGATATGATTGGTCCTTTAGCTGTCAAATTATATAAACAAACACCAATGGGTAGTAAGTATGATGGAACAAATGTTCTCACTTTAGCTAATGGTGCTGGTTATTTATATTTAAGACAGGCTTTCTTTCAAGTTTTAGATTTTATTGATACCTTAGCACCCCATATTATTTTATCTGGTCATATTAAAGACAAACAGGTAGATGATAAAGGTGAGATGGTAATGGCTGCTAATATAGATTTAACAGGTAAAATAAAGTCTTTGATTTGTGCTAATGCAGATGCAATTGGGTATATGTTTAGAAAGGATAATCAAACTATTCTAAGTTTTAAGACTAATGATGGAGTAACTTGTGGTGCAAGACCAGAACACTTAAGAGATCAAGAAATAGTAATTTCTGAGATGAATGAAAAAGGTGAATTAAATATTCACTGGGATAAAGTATACATATAATTAATAATTTAAAAACAAAAACAAAATGGGATTAAGTACAACAGATTTAGGAACAGGTGGTGCAGGACAACCAAAAACAATTGGTCCAGGAAATCATTTATTAAAAATTAATAGCATTGAGCTAGAGGATTTTAAATTTATTGATAATGCTAAACATCTTATGTTACATGTAGAGACAGAACCAATTGAAGGTTTTACAGGATTTATGATTGATAAAGATGATGAAAGCAAAGGTCATTATGCAGGTCAGATTGGTAGAATAAAAGCTAGTCAGTATGCATATGCAGATGGTGAAACTAAATCAGGTATTAAGATTCAAAGAGATAGATCTATCCTTATGTTTTTACAAGGACTATCTAAAGCATTTGAGTTTTATGATTGGTTTATTAATGAAGATGGTAAACATGCTACAATAGAGAAATTTGTTGCTGCATTAAATAAAGCAAAACCATTTGAAGATAAGTATATTGACTTCTGTGTTGCTGGTAAAGAATATGAAGGTAAAACAGGTTATATTAACTTTGACATGTGGTTACCAAAAGCAGAAAATAAAAAGTATGCATATGGTGATAATGTAATGACTTATGATGAAACTAAACATCTTAAGAAGATTGAAGTAAAAGAAGTAAAAGGATTTGGTGATGATGATGATTTTACAACTCCAACTAAAGGTTCTTCTGACTTTAGCTTAGACTAACAACTCTCATATAAGGGGAGTTGTCTAATTCCCCTTATATTTTTAAAATGAGTTATTATGATTTCAACAAAGAATTTAATTTATGATTTGGCAGATGTGCCAAGAGAATGGATATTTGAACACTATCTTAATCTAACAGAAAAACTTACAGGTCAAGACCTTAAAATAAAATCTGTATTTAATTTACGTGAGAAAACTCCTTCTATGTGTATCTATATGGATACAAATAATATCTATAAGTTTAAAGACTTTTCTTCTGGTAATGGAGGTGATGCTTTAAGTCTTGTGCAAAATCTATTTAATCTCCCTACTAGGGGACATGCATCTTTTAAAGTAATAGAAGATTATAACCAGTATGTTTTAAGTAATGGTATTAATCCTATAAACTCTTATAAGCAACAAAGTAGATATAAAGTTACTGACTTTGAAATCAGGCACTGGAATACTCTTGATCAAAAATACTGGATGGGATATAAGATTGGGTCTAAGTTATTAGAGAAATATAATGTTAGTCCATTAGAATATTATATTATGCAAAAAACAGATGAAAATGAAGTTTTGTCTAGTATAACTATCAAAGGTAATTATATCTATGGTTACTTTAAAGAAGATGGTTCTCTTTATAAAATATACCAACCTAAAGTAAAGGATAGTAAGTTTATTAAAGTAAGAGATTACATCCAAGGTTCTGAACAGCTTGCACAGGATAAAACATTTCTTGTTATAACATCATCTCTTAAGGATTTGATGGCATATAATAAATTAAAGTTTATTAATTCTGAAGCTATTGCACCAGACAGTGAGAATACTATGATTCCAGAAAATATTATGAATAGTTTATCTACTAAGTATCAAGATGTTTGTCTATTATTTGATAATGATGAGCCAGGAATTAAATCAGCTGAAAGATATAAATCTAAATATGGTTTTAATTATGTAGTTTTAAACATGGAAAAGGATTTATCTGATTCTATTAAAGTTCATGGAATTGAAACTGTAAGAAAAGAATTACTACCTTTATTAAGAAATGTACTACTATGAGTTGGCTATATCAAGGAGACCCTTTTAATAATTCAATGATACCTGAAAATGCAGAAGGGTTTGTATATGAAATGCAAGCTACTATTGATGGTAAACTTGTTAAGTATATTGGAAAGAAAAACTTTTATTCTTCTATAAAGAAGAGATTTGGTAAAAGAGCTTTAGCTCAAGTAACTGATAAAAGAACCAAAAAATATACTGTTGTCAAAAAAGAAAGCTATGAAAACTATTATAGCAGTAATAAAATTTTACAAGAAGCTCACAAAGCTGGAATTGAAATAAGAAGATATATGATTCGCATATGCTTCTCTAAAACAGAACTTACTTATTTTGAAGTTAAGTTTCAGTTTACCAGAGAAGTATTGGAAAGGGATGATTTCTTAAATGGTAATATTTTGGGCCGATTCTATGGTCCATTTAAAAAACAATAATTATGACAGAAAATGATATGACAGGCCTTCTATTACAGTTGGCTGACCTTGGTGTGACCGGAATTAAAGTATTATACTCAGGTGGAGGAG